TTATAACGTCACTCCGCCTTTTAGTGGATTCAGAGCGACGGCATTTTGCAGATAGTCAGGCGCAAGGTGCGCATAGGCCATCGTCTGCTGAATGCTCGCATGTCCCAGAATCTGTTGCAGTGCGATTATATTGCCCCCATTCATCATGAAATGGCTTGCGAATGTATGCCGCAGGATGTGGGTTGCCTGATTGGGTGGTATATCAGGTTTCACTCTGCGTAAAATCCCGCAAAATTTCTCATAATCAACTTTGAATAATTTGGCGCTGGCCTCCTCTTTAACTTTTTTCTCCAGTTCCTCAGAAATCGGCACGGTTCGCTTTTTACCGTTTTTGGTTTTCAGGAAGGTAACCCTGCAATTTGTAATCTGTGCTGGTTTTAGCGTGGCAACTTCCGTCCATCTTCCTCCGGTGCTCAGACATAAAAGCGCGACAAGTAAGTCATCACCAGCCAAAACATTTAACAGTTTTTCGATTTCTGCTTTTTCCAGGAACGTCATTTCAGGGTTGGCCTCCGCCAGTGGCGGCAGTCCGTGAATTGGGTGTTGCCCGGAAAATTCATCCAATTGAATTAATTTTGTGAACATGCCGGATAATCGGTACATGTCACGGTTTATCGTTGCGGCACTGATACCATCACGTAGTCGCATGGAACGATAATCCATCAAAGCCCTTTTGCTCATCCTGCTCACTGGTATATCACCTATGCCGCTGATGGTTTTGAGTAGATGATTAAACTCTTTTGTTCCATGCTCGTGGTTTTGCCCGTGATATTTCCACCAGATGTCCAGCAACTCACTCAAAGTCCGGCGGTCTGCTCGCTGGCCTCCCCATTCTTTCTGACTGGCATTGGCGATTGTGTATCGCTCAAATGCTAGTGCTTCAGCTTTTCTTTCGAATTTCCTGCGGATGCGTTTTCCGTCGCGACCGCGAGGTCTAATGTCCACTTCATAGCGACCATCATCGAGCTTCTTAATTGCCATAAGAAAGCCCTCCGGCGCTGTATTCACCATCTTGGTAGCAAATGGTGAAAATGTAATCTTTATATAGAGTTAGCCAATCCTTTTCGCGGAGTGGTTGGACTCTGTTGACTCTGGCCCAATGTGCGCGAGAGCCGGTGCGATTTGTCCTGCGTCCGGCGCGGTTTTATCTGTCATAAGCCATAGAGCATATTTTTGGAATGTGGGATGCATAGTGATTTTTAGCAAAGCTGTGCCACCGGGTTCAAAGTTTCCTCCTTCATATTTTTTAAGTGTGCTTAGCGGTAACTCTATGATTTCACAGAATTTTGATTGGCTTAGCCCTTCAGCCTCACGCAAGGCCTTAATCTTTTCGCTTAATTTCATTTGACATGGTGCCTATATAGGGACTAAATCCCCTCAAAACTGGAACCTATATAGGTTCCATTGATTTGAGAATAAACCAGCATCTAAACGGTTTTGAGTGGTTTAGAAAGGGCTGGATCCTATGAGGGTACCATATATGGACGCTGAAAATTATGTGATTCAGTATCCGCTTGATGCGGTTCATGTGGATAAATTTGCTGATTTATTAGGGAAGCCAAAGACAGCCGTCAGTGAAATGGTGAAGGCAAATAAATTACCAATTATTGAATTGCGTGATCCTTGCAAACCGAAGGCTCGTGCCGGTGAAAAATGGGTTTTCATTCCTGAGTTTAATCGCGCTGTACGTGAGGCGTTTTATAACCGACCGGTTGAACAGCGTGATGCATGGCTTTTGTGGATGGGGTTGTGATTATGAATGAGCCGCGTTGTATTGCTCAGTTATTGCGTAACGAAAGCCCCAGGGCGATTGACTTCACCATCACCCACGGTAAGGGGCGTAAGGGAATCATTATCCGCACCAAAAAACAGAGTCCGTTAAAAAAGGCTCTGACCTTTCTGAAAAGCCGGAGGGTATGGAAATGACAGTGATGACGCTCAATCTCGTTGAAAAACAGCCAGCAGCTATGCGCCGGATAATTGGCAAGCATCTTGCCGTCCCTCGCTGGCAGGATACATGTGATTATTATAATCAGATGATGGAGCGCGAACGGCTAACGGTTTGCTTTCATGCACAGTTAAAACAGCGTCACGCAACGATGCGTTTTGAAGAAATGAACGACGTCGAACGTGAACGACTGGTTTGTGCAATTGATGAATTGCGTGGCGCATTCTCAAAACGCCGTCAGGTCGGCGCAAGTGAGTATGCATATATTAGTTTTTTAACAGTCAGTCAGCGTCGTACTTTATTTATGCATGCGGGATTGACAGAAAAAGAATTCAATCAGCCGTACTGGCGAATTAATGAAGAATCATGTTACTGGCGTGATGCTTTATTCCGTGCATTACGTGAATTATTCAGTCTGTTTGAGTATGCACCGACAATTCTGACGTCGGTAAAACCAGAGCAATATCTGCATTAAATAATTAACCAGAGTTTTTAACGCACTTAATCGTGCGGGGCTTCTTTTTGCCTGGAGAAAGTCATGCATACAGTTTCTGAAAATCAGTGCGGTAAATACGCATTACTGCTGCAACAGGCCAGAACCGAAGCACAGGCCGACGCTGCGACGCGCTTTTCTTCTCATCTTGACGCCATGATTCGCCACATCACAAAGGCGGAGTTATCCCGCGTGGAGATAGTTGAGCTGCTCAGTCAGGAGTCGGAAAAATTTCACAATATCGGATTGTCTCGCGGGGAGGTGCTTTGATGTCCTGTTCTCGTTCGGTTGTATTACTGAATAACGCCTTAAAAATCGCCGTTATGAAAAATGGTGATTTGTCTCTTATTCAACTTGGTATTGATAAAGAGAAGCGCGAAATAACTGAATCTGTTATCGCGATTTATCAGAGTGAATTAAACCTCCTGTCTGATGTGGTCAATTTACTTGTTAAACGCGCTGTATTCCACAAGCAAATTTCCTCAGTGGATGAACTGACAAAATTAACGACAGAACTCGCCAGTTATTGCGCTGATGAATTTAAGAAGCTGAACGACAAAAGGAGCTGGTAATGCCGGACAACGTGGATTTTATTCAGGAACAACAGGCTGAATTACTGGAGCGCCAGATTAACGCGGCAAGGGTAAAACATTGCGGTGTTTCTGCGCTGGTTTGCGAAGAGTGTGACGCGCCAATACCTGCTGCCCGTCGTGCGGCTTATCCGTCAGCCACGCGTTGTGTTTCCTGTCAGTCAGTCTTTGAAGCAAAAAACAAACATTACCGGAGAACGGCATGAGTATTCGTATTGAAATTGGCGAACGTTATGTCGTTACCAGTGACAGCTTTCAGTTTATTCTCCACGAGAAAAAGAGAGCGGAAAGCGGTAAAAACGCCGGTCAGGAATGGCTGGCGGTGGTTGGTTATTACCCGAAATTAGGCCAGCTCGTTTCCGGCCTGATGCATCACGATATTCTGACCGGAAGCGCAAAATCTTTTGCTGATTTAAACGCGCAGGTTGAGCAACTCAGCAAGCGTTGTTCAGAGGCTTTTGGCTCATATGGCCGTTAAAGCCTCCGGGCGTTTTGTCCCTCCGTCAGCATTTACCGCAGGCACCGGTAAGGCGTTTACCGGTGCTTATGCATGGAACGCGCCACGCGAGGCTGTCGGGCGCGAAAGACCTCTTACACGTGACGAGATGCGTCAGGTGCAAGGTGTTTTATCCACGATTAACCGCCTGCCTTACTTTTTGCGCTCGCTGTTTACTTCACGCTATGACTACATCCGGCGCAATAAAAGCCCGGTGCACGGGTTTTATTTCCTCACATCTACTTTTCAGCGTCGTTTATGGCCGCGCATTGAGCGTGTGAATCAGCGCCATGAAATGAACACCGACGCGTCGTTGCTGTTTCTGGCAGAGCGTGACCACTATGCGCGCCTGCCGGGAATGAATGACAAGGAGCTGAAAAAGTTTGCCGCCCGTATCTCATCGCAGCTTTTCATGATGTATGAGGAACTCTGCGATGCATGGGTTGATGCGCATGGTGAAAAAGAATCGCTGTTTACGGATGAGGCGCAGGCTCACCTGTATGGTCATGTTGCTGGCGCTGCACGTGCTTTCAATATTTCCCCGCTCTACTGGAAAAAATACCGTAAAGGACAGATGACCACGAGGCAGGCATATTCTGCCATTGCCCGCCTGTTTAACGATGAGTGGTGGACTCATCAGCTTAAAGGCCAGCGTATGCGCTGGCATGAGGCGTTACTGATAGCTGTCGGGGAGGTCAATAAAGACCGTTCTCCTTATGCCAGTAAACACGCCATTCGTGATGTGCGTGCGCGCCGCCAGGCAAATCTGGAATTTCTTAAATCGTGTGACCTTGAAAACAGGGAAACCGGCGAGCGCATCGACCTTATCAGTAAGGTGATGGGCAGTATTTCTAATCCTGAAATTCGCCGGATGGAGCTGATGAACACCATTGCCGGTATTGAGCGTTACGCCGCCGCAGAGGGTGATGTGGGGATGTTTATCACGCTGACCGCGCCGTCAAAGTATCACCCGACACGTCAGGTCGGAAAAGGCGAAAGTAAAACCGTTCAGCTTAATCACGGCTGGAACGATGAGGCATTTAATCCAAAGGATGCGCAGCGTTATCTCTGCCGTATCTGGAGCCTGATGCGCACGGCATTCAAGGATAATGATTTACAGGTCTACGGTTTGCGAGTCGTCGAGCCACACCACGACGGAACGCCGCACTGGCATATGATGCTTTTTTGTCATCCACGCCAGCGTAACCAGATTATCGAAATCATGCGTCGCTATGCGCTCAAAGAGGATGGCGACGAAAGAGGTGCGTATTTTCATGAAAGGAGATCACTCAATAACTTCCATCGAGATCGGGTAATAACATTTGAACAGATCGCTGAATAACATCGATGGAGATCACTTTTGACTCATTTTGTTATTCAGTGATCTCCATCAATGTTATTGGAACTTCACAGGTGTGTTGATCTGTATCTTTTGCCATTCCGGTAAAGGATACCTATGCCAACAGTTCCAATTTCTATGAGAAAACTTAAAGAAATTCTTAGGCTTAAATACGGTGTTGGACTCAGCCATCGACAAATTGGTCGTAGTCTTGCAATCTCCCCTTCCGTTGTATCCAGATATGCTAATCGGGCGGCTCAACTTGGCATAAAGCAGTGGCCCTTACCTACAGGATGGGATGATACAAAACTAAAACATGCGTTCCTTCAGACCCAGGTTAAGATGAAGAAGCACTCTCTGCCTGACTGGGCTACAGTACACCGGGAACTGCGTAATAAATGCGTGACGCTGCAGCTACTCTGGGAAGAATACTGTGAGCGTAATCCAGGCGGTTTTTACAGCTATAACCATTACTGCCGGATGTACCGTGAATGGCTCAAAACCACTTCACCATCAATGCGTCAGGTACATAAAGCTGGCGAAAAACTTTTCGTTGATTACTGTGGACCTACCGTTGGCGTTACCGACCCTGAGACCGGAGAAATAAGAACTGCTCAGGTCATCGTAGCTGTTCTCGGGGCATCAAGTTACACATGGGCAGAGGCCACCTGGTCTCAGCAGCTTGAAGACTGGGTGATGAGTCATGTTCGCTGCTTCCAGTGGTTGGGTGGCGTTCCTGAACTTGTTGTTCCGGACAATCTGAAAAGCGCCACATCCAGGGCATGTAAGTATGATCCTGACGTTAACCCTACCTACCAGCAGATGCTTGAGCATTATAATGTCGCAGTTTTGCCTGCGCGGCCACGTAAACCGAAAGATAAAGCCAAAGCTGAAGTTGGCGTTCAGGTTGTTGAACGCTGGATCATGGCCCGAATCAGGCATGAGATCTTCTACAGCCTTGCATCGCTTAATCAGCGCATTCGGGAGTTGCTGGAAAGACTGAATAACAAAATAATGCAGAAGTTGGGTTATTCACGTGCAGAACTCTTCATCCAGCTTGATAAACCCGCACTGAAGCCTCTTCCTGAAGCCAGTTACAGTTACACCCTGGTGAAGAAAGTCAGAGTTCATGCCGATTACCACGTGGAAATCGACAAACATTACTACTCGGTTCCATGTTCGCTGTTAGGCCAGCAACTGGAAGCATGGATCTCCGGAGAACTGGTAAGACTCTTCAATCAGGGGCAGGAGGTTGCTGTGCACCCGCGCAAGCGTACTTATGGCTACAGTACCCGCAACGAGCACATGCCTGAAGCTCATCGACAGCATGCCACCTGGACGCCAGAGCGTCTTCTGGAATGGGCGGGGCACATAGGCAGTGAAACTCATAGTTATGTGCTTCATATACTGAACTCTCGTCCACATCCGGAACAAAGCTATCGCTTCTGCCTTGGACTCCTGAACCTTCATAAAAAATACAGTAAAGCCAGACTTAATGCAGCATGTGCAAGAGCTCTGGAAACAAAGGTATGGCGTCTGTCAGGTATTAAATCGATCCTGGAAAAAGGTCTGGATAAACAACCTGTTCAGGATCCAAAACCAGATCTGTTATCCACGATGGAACACGAAAACGTACGCGGCAGTGAGTATTACCACTGATACGGGATCCAATGATGAATCATCTTTACGAACAACTGACCGCACTTAAACTCACCGGCTTCCGTGATGCGCTTAAAAAGCAACTTGCTCAACCGGGCACATACCAGGAGCTGGGCTTCGAAGAACGCCTGTCATTACTGACAGCAGAAGAACTAACCTGCCGTGAAAACAGGAAGGCAGAGCGTCTGATCAAACATGCACGGTTCAGACTTAATGCTGAGTTATCAAAGCTGGATTATCGTAACAATAGAGGGCTGGACAGGGCCCTCATCCGTTCACTCAGTCAGGGAAACTGGTTAACCCTGAAACAAAATATTTTACTGACCGGGGCCACCGGCAGCGGTAAAACGTTCCTGGCATGTGCACTTGGTCATAATGCCTGCCGACAGGGATACAAGGTCTACTATTATCGCCTTAAAGCGCTGATGGAACAGTGCTATCAGGGGCATGCTGATGGAAGATACAGCAAACTTTTGACCAGGCTGAATAATAGCGATCTGCTGCTTCTGGATGACTGGGGGCTGGAACCTCTCTCATCAGAACAGCGTAGCGACCTGCTGGAAATAGTGGATCTGATGTACCAACGAGGCTCAATCATCGTAGTGAGCCAGTTGCCGGTGGAAAACTGGTACAAAATGATCGGAGACTCCACACATGCGGATGCCATCCTAGATCGACTGGTTCATGGCAGTATCAAGATCGAACTTAAAGGAGAATCAATGCGGAAAATACAATCTCCGTTGACCGAAGGAGATCAGTGAAGGTAATTTAAAAACGGTTCTGTGAAAGTGACACGAACCGATCTCCATCGATGTTACTCACCGATCTCCTTCACGGTAATACGCAAAGGCCACGGAACAGGCACACCAACGGGTAATACAGAGCCTTCTCCCAAACCAACGTTTATGAAAATGCAGAGATAACGGGCAAGTGGCATCATCTCCGGTTTTTATTCAGGGGGATGCTCATGCTTATTGGCTATGTACGCGTGTCAACAAATGTAAGCGTCGTCTCAGCACCGTCTGGCAGATCCTGAAATTCCTGAGAGAATAGTGGACACCAAATATGGTGGACGCAATCCATGAAATCATTAACCGCAGTGCGTAAAAAAAGCCCTAATTATCCCGTTGAGTTCAAAATCAAAATGGTTGAACTCTCGCATCGACCAGAGATCTCCGTAGCGCAACTCGCTCGTGAGCATGGGATCAACGATAATTTGCTGTTCAAGTGGCGCCAGTACTGGCGCGAAGGAAAACTACGTCCTCCTTCAACAACAGAAAACAACGTGCCTGAGCTGCTCCCGATAACACTTGATGCCGAAGATGTTGTCCCTACAACCTCCCCCCGGTCACAACCTGTAGCTGCTGCGACACCTGAATCACTCAATATCAGCTGTGAAGTGACGTTCCGGCACGGATCACTCCGTCTGAATGGTGCCATCAGCGAAAATATCCTGAACCTGCTGATACGGGAGCTCAAACGTTGATCCCATTACCATCAGGGACAAAGATCTGGCTGGTCGCTGGCATCACCGATATGAGAAACGGCTTCAACGGCCTGGCGGCAAAGGTGCAGACGACGCTGAAAGACGATCCGATGTCAGGTCACGTTTTTATCTTCCGTGGGCGTAATGGCAGTCAGGTAAAGCTCCTCTGGTCTACCGGCGATGGACTGTGTCTGCTGACCAAACGGCTGGAGCGCGGCCGCTTCGCCTGGCCGTCAGCCCGGGATGGCAAAGTGTTCCTCACACCGGCACAGCTGGCGATGCTGCTGGAAGGTATCGACTGGCGGCAGCCTAAAAGACTGCTTACGTCCCTGACTATGTTGTAAGCCTCTTTATCCTGGTCGACGCTGAATGAGCCTGGTAATATACCCGGTATGAGCAGCTCACTTCCTGACGATATCAATGCACTGAAACGTCTCCTTGCCGAACAGGAGGCGCTGAACCGTGCCCTGCAGGAAAAGCTGAACGAGCGTGAACGCGAAATAGACCATCTGCAGGCACAGCTGGATAAGCTGCGCCGGATGAACTTCGGCAGCCGCTCGGAAAAAGTCTCCCGTCGTATCGCACAGATGGAAGCTGACCTGAAGGCACTTCAGAAAGAAAGTGATACCCTTACCGGTCGGGTTGACGACCCGGCCGTGCAGCGCCCGCTGCGTCAAACCCGCACCCGCAAACCGTTCCCCGAATCACTCCCCCGCGATGAAAAACGGCTGCTGCCGGCAGCGTCATGCTGCCCGGAATGTGGAGGCTCGCTGAGCTATCTGGGTGAGGATGCCGCCGAACAGCTGGAGCTGATGCGCAGCGCCTTCCGGGTTATCCGGACTGTACGTGAAAAGCATGCCTGTACTCAGTGCGATGCCATCGTGCAGGCCCCCGCGCCTTCACGGCCCATCGAGCGGGGTATCGCAGGACCGGGGCTGCTGGCCCGCGTGCTGATCTCAAAGTATGCAGAGCACACCCCGCTGTACCGCCAGTCTGAAATGTACGGCCGCCAGGGCGTGGAGCTGAGTCGTTCACTGCTGTCGGGCTGGGTGGATGCATGCTGCCGGCTACTGTCACCGCTGGAAGAAGCGCTTCAGGACTATGTGCTGACTGACGGTAAGCTCCATGCTGATGACACGCCTGTCCCGGTGCTGTTGCCAGGCAATAAGAAAACGAAGACCGGGCGGTTATGGACCTACGTTCGTGACGACCGTAACGCCGGGTCAACGCTGGCGCCGGCGGTGTGGTTCGCTTACAGCCCGGACAGAAAAGGCATCCATCCGCAGACCCATCTTGCGGGGTTCAGTGGTGTACTGCAGGCGGATGCATACGCCGGGTTCAACGAGCTGTACCGGGATGGCCGGATAACGGAAGCCGCCTGTTGGGCTCACGCCCGCCGTAAAATCCACGATGTGCACGTTCGCACCCCGTCAGCCCTGACGGAGGAAGCGCTGAAACGGATCGGCGAACTGTACGCCATCGAGGCAGAGATAAGGGGAATGACGGCGGAGCAGCGCCTTGCCGAACGTCAGTTGAAAACGAAACCGCTGCTGAAATCCCTGGAAAGCTGGCTGCGTGAAAAGATGAAAACCCTGTCGCGACACTCAGAACTGGCGAAAGCGTTCGCATACGCCCTGAACCAGTGGCCGGCGCTGACGTACTATGCAGATGATGGCTGGGCTGAGGCGGACAATAACATCGCTGAAAATGCGTTGCGGATGGTCAGTCTGGGCCGCAAAAACTACCTGTTCTTCGGTTCGGATCATGGAGGAGAGCGGGGAGCGCTGCTGTACAGCCTGATCGGGACGTGCAAACTGAACGGAGTGGAGCCAGAAAGCTACCTCCGCTATGTCCTTGACGTCATAGCCGACTGGCCGATAAACCGGGTCGGCGAACTGCTCCCCCTGGCGCGTAGCACTGCCGACTGAATAACACATCCCCGTCAATACGGTTCTTGCTGCACGCTTACCAACAAATGACCAGAACACGGAATTGCAGCGTAACGCGCTGGAGTGCGCAGGATGTGAGCTGATTTTTGAGGATAAAATCAGCGGCACGAAGTCCGACAGGCCGGGGCTGAAAAAACTGCTCAGAACATTATCGGAAGGTGACACTCTGGTAGTCTGGAAGCTGGACCGGCTGGGGCGTAGTATGCGGCATCTGGTCATTCTGGTTGAGGAGCTGCGCGAACGCGGCATTAATTTTCGCAGCCTGACGGATGCCATTGATACCAGCACGCCGATGGGGCGTTTTTTCTTTCATGTGATGGGTGCCCTGGCTGAAATGGAGCGAGAACTCATTGTCGAGCGGACACGCGCCGGACTGGAGGCGGCCAGAGCCAAAGGTCGTATTGGTGGCAGACGTCCGAAACTCACCGCGAGTGAGTGGGAGCAGGCCGGGCGGTTGCTGGCTGCAGGGGAATCACGTCAACGCGTGGCACTGATTTTTGATATTGGCCTGTCCACGCTCTATAAAAAATTCCCCGCCTCAGTGACAAAAAATAAATTGTGTCATCCCTTAGCCAACCGGGACAAATAGCCTGACATCTCCGGCACAACTAAAAATATCACTCACCCATTAACCACGGAGTTAAACGGATGAGTGACTATCATCACGGCGTGCAGGTGCTGGAGATTAACGACGGCACCCGCGTCATTTCCACCGTATCCACTGCCATTGTCGGCATGGTCTGCACGGCCAGCGATGCGGATGCGGAAACCTTCCCCCTCAATAAACCGGTGCTGATTACCAATGTGCAGAGCGCAATTGCAAAGGCTGGTAAAAAAGGCACGCTGGCGGCGTCGTTACAGGCCATCGCCGACCAGTCAAAACCGGTCACCGTTGTCGTGCGTGTGGAAGACGGCACCGGTGACGACGAGGAAACGAAACTCGCGCAGACCGTTTCCAATATCATCGGCACCACCGACGAAAACGGTCAGTACACCGGACTGAAAGCCCTGCTGGCGGCGGAGTCGGTAACCGGTGTTAAGCCGCGCATTCTCGGTGTGCCGGGACTGGACACCAAAGAGGTTGCCGTCGCACTGGCATCAGTCTGTCAGAAGCTGCGCGCTTTCGGGTATATCAGCGCATGGGGCTGTAAAACCATTTCCGAGGTGAAAGCCTACCGCCAGAATTTCAGCCAGCGTGAGCTGATGGTCATCTGGCCGGATTTCCTCGCATGGGATACGGTCACCAGTACCACCGCCACCGCGTATGCCACCGCCCGTGCGCTGGGTCTGCGCGCTAAAATCGACCAGGAGCAGGGCTGGCATAAAACACTGTCCAACGTTGGGGTGAACGGTGTTACCGGCATCAGCGCATCTGTATTCTGGGATTTGCAGGAGTCCGGCACCGATGCTGACCTGCTGAATGAGTCAGGCGTCACAACGCTGATTCGCCGTGACGGTTTCCGCTTCTGGGGTAACCGTACCTGCTCTGATGACCCGCTGTTCCTCTTTGAAAACTACACCCGCACCGCGCAGGTGCTGGCCGACACGATGGCTGAGGCGCACATGTGGGCGGTGGACAAGCCCATCACCGCAACGCTGATTCGCGACATCGTTGATGGCATCAATGCCAAATTCCGAGAGCTGAAAACAAACGGCTATATCGTGGATGGCACATGCTGGTTCAGCGAAGAATCCAACGATGCGGAAACCCTCAAGGCCGGAAAACTGTATATCGACTACGACTATACACCGGTGCCTCCTCTCGAAAACCTGACCCTGCGCCAGCGTATTACCGATAAATACCTGGCAAATCTGGTCACCTCGGTTAACAGCAATTAAGGAGCCTGACCGATGGCAATGCCGCGCAAACTCAAGTTAATGAACGTCTTTCTGAACGGCTACAGCTATCAGGGCGTTGCAAAGTCCGTCACGCTGCCAAAACTGACCCGTAAGCTCGAAAACTATCGCGGTGCGGGAATGAACGGCAGCGCACCGGTAGACCTCGGCCTTGATGACGATGCGCTGTCAATGGAGTGGTCGCTCGGGGGCTTCCCGGATTCGGTTATCTGGGAGCTTTACGCCGCAACCGGTGTGGATGCTGTGCCGATTCGTTTTGCAGGCTCTTACCAGCGTGACGATACCGGCGAAACGGTGGCCGTCGAGGTGGTCATGCGTGGACGTCAGAAAGAAATCGACACCGGCGAGGGTAAACAGGGAGAAGACACTGAGTCGAAAATCTCCGTGGTCTGCACCTATTTCCGGCTGACGATGGACGGTAAGGAGCTGGTCGAAATCGACACCATCAACATGATTGAGAAGGTGAACGGCGTCGACCGGCTGGAGCAACACCGCCGCAATATCGGCCTGTGATTTTCATCCGGTCAGCCTGGCTGACCGGTTAACCCCGATTCATAAGTGAGAAAACCATGAACAAAGAAAATGTGATTACCCTGGACAATCCGGTCAAACGTGGTGAGCAGGTTATCGAACAGGTCACGCTGATGAAACCCAGTGCCGGGACGCTGCGCGGTGTCAGTCTGGCAGCGGTCGCAAACTCCGAAGTCGATGCACTGATTAAGGTGTTGCCGCGCATGACGGCACCGATGCTGACCGAGCAGGAAGTCGCCGCACTGGAACTGCCTGACCTTGTGGCGCTGGCCGGTAAGGTGGTCGGTTTTTTGTCGCCGAACTCGGTGCAGTGACGTTTCCGAAAAATCTCTCGGTCGATGACCTGATGGCGGATGTGGCAGTGATATTTCACTGGCCGCCATCAGAACTGTATCCCATGAGCCTGACCGAACTCATCACATGGCGCGAAAAGGCGCTCCGGCGAAGCGGAAACACGAATGAGTAACAATGTAAAATTACAGGTATTGCTCAGGGCTGTTGACCAGGCATCCCGTCCGTTTAAATCCATCCGCACAGCGAGCAAATCGCTGTCGGGGGATATCCGGGAAACACAAAAATCACTGCGCGAGCTGAACGGTCAGGCATCCCGTATTGAGGGATTTCGCAAGACCAGTGCACAGCTCGCCGTGACTGGTCATGCACTTGAAAAGGCACGGCAGGAGGCCGAAGCCCTTGCCACACAGTTTAAAAACACCGAACGTCCGACACGTGCTCAGGCGAAAGTGCTGGAATCCGCGAAGCGTGCGGCGGAGGACTTACAGGCGAAATATAACCGCCTGACGGATTCCGTTAAACGCCAGCAGCGGGAACTGGCCGCTGTGGGAATTAATACCCGCAATCTTGCACATGATGAGCAGGGACTGAAAAACCGTATCAGTGAAACCACCGCACAGCTTAACCGTCAGCGTGATGCGCTGGCGCGTGTCAGTGCGCAACAGGCAAAACTTAACGCAGTCAAACAGCGTTATCAGGCCGGAAAGGAACTGGCCGGAAATATAGCCTCAGTGGGCGCTGCCGGTGTGGGGATTGCGGCGGCGGGAACGATGGCCGGAGTTAAGCTGCTGATGCCCGGTTATGAGTTTGAGCAGAAAAACTCAGAATTGCAGGCCGTGCTCGGAGTGGCAAAAGACTCCGCCGAAATGACCGCACTCCGCAAGCAGGCGCGCCAGCTTGGCGACAACACCGCCGCCTCGGCGGATGATGCAGCCGGTGCGCAGATTATCATTGCGAAAGCCGGCGGGGATGTTGATGCCATTCAGGCGGCAACGCCGGTCACGCTGAATATGGCGCTGGCGAACCGTCGCACGATGGAAGAAAACGCCGCCCTGTTGATGGGGATGAAATCCGCCTTTCAGCTTTCAAACGATAAGGTCGCTCATATCGGGGATGTTCTCTCCATGACGATGAACAAAACCGCCGCCGATTTTGACGGCATGAGCGATGCGCTGACCTATGCCGCACCTGTGGCAAAAAATGCCGGTGTCAGCATTGAAGAAACCGCCGCAATGGTCGGGGCACTGCATGATGCAAAAATTACCGGTTCAATGGCGGGGACGGGAAGCCGTGCCGTGTTAAGCCGCCTGCAGGCACCGACGGGAAAAGCATGGGATGCACTGAAAGAGCTTGGTGTGAAAACCTCAGACAGCAAGGGAAACACCCGACCAGTATTTACCATTCTGAAAGAAATGCAGGCCAGTTTTGAGAAAAACCGGCTCGGTACTGCCCAGCAGGCTGAATACATGAAAACTATTTTCGGGGAGGAGGCCAGCTCAGCCGCCGCCGTGCTGATGACTGCCGCCTCAACCGGAAAGCTGGACAAACTGACCGCTGCGTTTAAAGCCTCAGACGGGAAGACCGCCGAGCTGGTAAATATCATGCAGGACAACCTCGGCGGTGACTTTAAGGAGTTTCAGTCTGCTTATGAGGCGGTGGGGACTGACCTGTTTGACCAGCAGGAAGGCGCACTGCGTAATCTCACGCAGACGGCCACAAAGTATGTGTTAAAACTCGACGGCTGGATCAAGAAAAACAAATCACTGGCGTCAACCATCGGCCTCATTGTCGGTGGCGCACTGGCGCTTACTGGCATCATCGGTGCCATTGGTCTTGTCGCCTGGCCGGTTATCACCGGCATCAATGCCATCATCGCGGCAGCAGGCGCAATGGGGGCAGTCTTCACGACGGTTGGCAGTGCTGTTATGACCGCCATCGGGGCTATTAGCTGGCCGGTTGTGGCCGTGGTGGCCGCAATTGTCGCCGGGGCGTTGCTTATCCGTAAATACTGGGAGCCTGTCAGCGCATTCTTTGGCGGTGTGGTTGAAGGGCTGAAAGTGGCATTTGCGCCGGTGGGGGAACTGTTCACGCCACTTAAGCCGGTGTTTGACTGGCTGGGTGAAAAGTTACAGGCCGCGTGGCAGTGGTTTAAAAACCTGATTGCCCCGGTCAAAGCCACTCAGGACACCCTGAACCGTTGCCGTGACACGGGGGTCATGTTCGGGCAGGCACTGGCTGACGCGCTGATGCTGCCGCTTAATGCGTTCAACAAACTGCGCAGTGGTATTGACTGGGTACTGGAAAAACTCGGTGTTATCAACAAAGAGTCAGACACACTTGACCAGACCGCCGCCAGAACTCAAGCCGCCACGTATGGCCGCGGTGGTTATATTCCGGCGACCAGCTCTTATGCAGGTTATCAGGCTTATCAGCCGGTCACGGCACCGGCTGGCCGCTCTTATGTAGACCAGAGTAAAAACGAATATCACATCAGCCTGACGGGTGGTACTGCGCCGGGGACACAGCTCGACCGCCAGTTACAGGATGCGCTCGAAAAATACGAGCGGGATAAACGTGCGCGCGCCCGTGCCAGCATGATGCATGACGGTTAAGGAGGTGACGAAAAATGATGCTCGCGTTAGGTATGTTTGTTTTTATGCGCCAGACGCTGCCACACCAGACCATGCAGCGTGAATCAGATTATCGCTGGCCGTCAAATTCCCGTATCGGTAAACGGGACGCTTTTCAGTTTCTCGGTGTGGGTGAGGAAAACATCACGCTTGCCGGTGTGCTTTATCCCGAACTGACCGGCGGCAAGCTGACGATGACCACGCTCAGGCTGATGGCAGAGGAGGGGCGGGCGTGGCCGTTGCTGGATGGCACCGGCATGATTTACGGCATGTATGTCATCAGCAAGGTGAGTGAAACAGGGAGTATTTTCTTTGCAGACGGCACACCCCGGAAAATTGATTTTACGCTGTCGCTCACCCGCGTTGATGAATCACTGGCCGCGCTTTATGGCGATATCGGTAAACAGGCGGAATCGCTCATCGGTAAGGCTGGCAGTATGGCGACTAAATTCACGGGTATGACGGGGGCGGGATAATGCTGGATGCACTGACATTTGATGCAGGCAGTACGCTGACGCCGGATTACATGCTGATGCTCGACAGCAGGGATATTACCGGCAATATCAGCGACCGTCTGATGAGCATGACCCTGACGGATAACCGGGGCTTTGAGGCTGACCAGCTTGATATTGAACTGAACGATGCCGACGGGCAGGTCGGACTACCGATTCGTGGCGCTGTCCTGACGGTGTATATCGGCTGGAAAGGTTTTGCCCTGGTATGCAAAGGGAAATTTACCGTTGATGAGGTTGAACACCGGGGCGCACCGGATGTGGTCACCATCCGCGCCCGGAGTGCAGATTTTCGCGGGACGCTCAATTCCCGCCGTGAAGGCTCATGGCATGACACCACGCTCGGTGCGATTGTTGAGGCGATAGCCTCCCGTAACAGGCTGGAAGCCAGTGTCGCTCCGTCACTGGCCGGAATTAAAATCCCGCACATCGACCAGTCGCAGGAGTCTGATGCGAAATTTCTGACCCGTCTTGCAGAACGCAACGGCGGTGAGGTGTCGGTAAAAATGGGAAAACTGCTGTTTCTCAAAGCGGGGCAGGGGGTGACGGCCAGCGGTAAAAAAATCCCGCAGGTCACCATCACCCGCAGCGACGGTGACCGCCATCATTTTGCGATTGCTGACCGTGGAGCCTACACCGGCGTAACGGCAAAGTGGTTACACACCAAAGACCCGAAGCCGCAAAAGCAGAAGGTAAAACTGAAACGCAAAAAGAAAGAGAAACACCTGCGCGCACTGGAGCACCCGAAAGCGAAACCGGTCACGCAGAAGAAAGCGCCAAAAGTACCGGAAGCGCGCGAAGGTGAATACATGGCAGGTGAGGCTGACAATGTTTTTGCCCTGACTACGGTATATGCCACGAAAGCGCAGGCCATGCGCGCCGCTCAGGCGAAGTGGGATAAACTGCAACGGGGCGTTGCGGAGTTCTCCATCAGCCTGGCTACCGGTCGGGCTGATATTTACACGGAAACACCGGTTAAAGTGTCAGGCTTTAAGCGCGTCATAGACGAGCAGGACTGGACAATCACTAAGGTGACACATTTTCTGAATAATAGCGGCTTCACGACGTCCTTAGAGCTTGAGGTCAGGCTTTCTGATGTGGAGTACGAAACAGAAGATGATGAGTGATGTTTTTATTTTATCTGTTTGTTTTATAAGGATAAATTAACTAAAATGGCACCATCAACAAAACCGGAAGAGGTGCTCGCGATGTTTCATTGTCCTTTATGCCAGCATGCCGCACATGCGCGTACAAGTCGCTATATTACTGACACGACAAAAGAGCGTTATCACCAGTGTCAGAACGTGAATTGCAGCGCCACGTTCATCACTTATGAGTCGGTACAGCGATACATCGTGAAACCGGGAGAAGTCCACGCCGTAAGGCCGCACCCGTTGCCGTCAGGGCAGCAAATTATGTGGATGTAATTACAAACAGAAAGCCCCTCAGTCGTGTACTGCACCCATTTTGTTGGACGATGAAATGGAATAGCCCCTAATATGTCAAAGCCAAAATACCCTTTTGAAAAGCGCCTTGAAGTCGTGAATCACTACTTCACAACTGATGATGGTTACAGGATCATCTCGGCACGTTTTGGTGTCCCCCGAACCCAGGTCAGGACATGGGTTGCCCTCTATGAAAAACATGGAGAAAAAGGTTTAATTCCCAAACCTAAAGGCGTTAGTGCTGATCCAGAGTTGCGTATTAAGGTCGTGAAAGCTGTGATCGAGCAGCACATGTCCCTTAATCAGGCTGCTGCTCACTTTATGCTTGCTGGTAGTGGTTCTGTAGCCAGGTGGCTGAAGGTCTATGAAGAGCGCGGAGAAGCTGGTTTACGCGCGCTCAAGATTGGCACCAAAAGAAACATTGCAATATCAGTTGATCCAGAAAAAGCGGCATCAGCATTGGAGCTGTCAAAAGACCGACGCATTGAGGATCTTGAAAGGCAAGTTCGATTTCTTGAAACGCGGCTTATGTATCTAAAAAAGCTGAAAGCCTTAGCTCATCCCACGAAAAAGTGAAAGTACTCAACGAGCTAAGGCAGTTTTATCCTCTTGATGAGCTTCTCAGGGCTGCGGAGATACCGCGCAGTACGTTTTATTATCATCTAAAGGCTCTCAGCAAGCCTGACAAGTATGCGGACGTTAAAAAGCGTATTAGTGAGATTTATCACGAGAATAGAGGCCGATACGGATACCGTAGGGTAACGCTGTCTCTTCATCGAGAAGGGAAACAGATTAACCATAAAGCTGTTCAGCGCCTGATGGGAACCCTCTCACTTAAAGCAGCGATTAAGGTCAAGCGATACCGCTCTTACAGAGGAGAGGTAGGGCAAACCGCCCCTAATGTTCTCCAAAGAGATTTCAAGGCTACGCGGCCAAACGAGAAGTGGGTTACCGATGTTACTGAATTTGCAGTCAATGGGCGCAAGCTGTATTTGTCTCCAGTAATAGATCTCTTCAACAACGAAGTTATTTCTTACAGCCTTTCGGAAAGACCAGTGATGAACATGGTTGAGAATATGCTCGATCAGGCATTCAAAAAGCTTAATCCTCACGAGCATCCTGTTCTGCACTCTGACCAGGGATGGCAGTATCGTATGAGAAGATATCAAAATATCCTTAAAGAACATGGTATTAAACAAAGCATGTCCAGAAAAGGCAATTGTCTGGATAATGCTGTGGTGGAGTGTTTCTTTGGAACCTTAAAGTCGGAGTGTTTTTATCTTGATGAGTTCAGTAATATAAGCGAACTGAAGGATGCTGTTACGGAATATATTGAATACTACAACAGCAGAAGAATTAGCCTGAAATTAAAAGGTCTGACTCCAATTGAATATCGGAATCAGACCTATATGCCTCGTGTTTAACTGTCCAACTTTTTGGGGTCAGTACATCGAGGGGCTTTCTGTTTTGGGGAATATTCTTCATTAAAAGTAGTGGATCACGTTTAATAAACTATGTTTATCATATACTTAAAAGTCAATCTTTAAAGTTGGACAGGTTGGTGGAAAATGGAAAAAGTTATAATTGAGCTTGATAATCGTTGGGAGTTAGCTGATTTCGCGGTCTTAACGAAAGAGTATTTGCAGCTATATGGTTTTTTTTATGGCCTAAAAGGAGGATCAAGAGGATATTCAACAATGCCTTGGGAGGGTGGGCACAGTGTGGTGAACTTTTTTAGAGGGGCTTACAGTGCGACTCCACCAGATTTACGTCCTGTAGTGAAAAAAATTCAGTATGCCTCTCCTGGCTTTATTGAATTGTCTGCTCTTATTGATATCTCTTGGCAGATTGCTGAGTTAGTTACTGCTGTTGGTGGAAGTATTCTGGCTGCCAACAAAGTTTACGATCAGGTGATGCGTACATATCGACAAAGAGAATGGGCAAAGTTGAAATCAGAGAAGCTGCGTATACAGAATCAAATTAAAGAGATTGAACTTGTTTCTGACGCAGTTAAATCACTTGAATCTGTGATGGCACTTAGTGAAGAACAACGTAAAAACTTGGTTCAACTATCGGGGGCAGATGAACTGGTTCAGTTAAAGATACTTTTGGCTGTTTACCGACGGTTATCTCCTCTTGTTGAGTTGCAAAACAGCGGGAAAGCTAATTTTTCTGCTGGGAAAAATAAAAATTTAAAAGCGTCCGATTAA